GCAGAGCTGGGTGCTGAAACGGCGGCGATGCTCCAGGCCCGCAAGGAAGAGTTTCGGACCCGTAAGATAAAGTTCAAGGTTCGCTCTATCAGTGGCCTGATTGATCGGCAAAGCAAACTGCGCAACCTAATGTCTATGCTTCAGACGGTTTCCGGGAATGAAATTCTGTTGAAGTCCTTCTTAGAGAAAGTGGACATGGGCCAGTTAATCGAGCGCATGTTTACTTTGTTTGGTGTGGACAAGCTGGAATTACAGCTCAGTGAGCGCGAGAAAATGATCCAACAGGTAATGGGCGCCGCGCAGCCAGGGCAACCGCAGGGCTCGCAGCCGCGCCCACCGGGGGAGTCTTCTAACCCAATGGAAGGCGGGATATGAGCGCGGATGACCTGATTGATCTGGGGCAGGGTGACATAGCTGAACGCCTCGAAGCCGCTGTTGGTAAGCGGTTCGAGGAACGTGAGGAGCGCACCAAGGCCCAAGTATTTGAATTGCTGGACTCGGGGAAAACGCTTGAACCCCAACTGGCGATTCAGAAATGGATGGAACTTTATGCTATGGACCAGTTAAAGCGAACGATAAGAGCGAGCAAACGCAAGGCCACAGCGGCGTCAAAGCGTTTTGAAAGCGATTTGACTTCCCCTTGATTTAAAATATACTCCCATTGACAGTAAAAGGTATTTACACATGGCTATCAAAAACGCGAAGGTACAAGGTGATGTGAACCCTGATGAAGAAGGGCTTGAAGCAGTGTCGTTCCCTCCAATAGGCGATGACATTAACGGTCTGGACGAAGAAGACGCGATAGCGCCAACTGGCTCCACTCCGGCGAGTAATGAAGACGACGACCCCGTACAAGCCAAACTGGATGCTATGCAGGCCCGGTTTGAAGCACAGGAAGCGCGCTGGGCGTCCCGTGAGCAGCACAACCAGATGGTCATTGACCAGCTCATGCACCGTGGCCAGCCAGCAGAAACTGGCCCAGAGCCGGTTAACTGGGATGACTTACCTGACCCAGTCGAAAAACCTGACGAATTTAAAACAGCCATTGCCAAAAAGTCGCAGCAAGCTATTGAATACGCTGCTAAAAGTGCACAGAGTTCTAATGGGCAGAGTCAGAGTCTGGACCAAGTATGGAACGAATTTAAAACGGAGCACCCTGATTTGGCAACTTATGAGTCAACGGTACAGGGTGCCACCGCTTTGATCGCCAGTGAATATCGAGCGCAAGGTCTTGACCCGGCGCGAGCTATTTTGTCCGACCCGGCCAACTTTAAATCTCGCGTGGCCGAACGGATAAAAAAAGAACTGAAACTGGGAGACGGAGATAACGGCGAGGGTGCTCACCCTACTGCGCTCCGTACTGCTGGTGTTTCAGGGGGTAAAAAACCACGGGGCAAGACGCCGGCAGCGGCGCCCGCCAAAGGTTTCATTGCGCAAATGCAAGAAACACAAGCGAAACACGGACTGATCTAAGAGGATTACACCATGGCCTGGACCTGGGATGCACCCACAGGGGTCTACAAAGACCACCACATGAGTTCAAAGATTCGTGAGGCAGCGATTGCTGACACCGTTTTTGCCCGGTACGCCCGTGCAGAAGGCGGATTTGGGCGTGGCAAGGGCCAGTCCTTAACAATCACTCGCGTCTTTCCACTCGCCAAAGCGAACCGCGTCAGCGAGCTTGACCGCTTGCCCAGTGGTCGCCCACTGATCGACACCAAACAGATTATTGTGTCTGAATGGGGTTTCAAGATTCCGATGACGGATTTTGAAAAGAACCTCACGCACTTTGACCTGAACAACCAGTTCCAACGCGTGCTGCGCGACCAGATGGCACTGACGATGGATGACATGGTAGCGGATGCTTTCAAGGCGACTGTCTACAAGTACATTCCAACGGCCAGTGGCGGCGCGTTCGACACGGATGGCACGCCAAGCACTCAGGCTGATAGTAACCTGACTATTGCTGACCTGCGCAAAATCCACGACGAACTGCGTTATCTGAAAGTTCCGAAGTACCGCAACGGCCTGTACGGCATGATTTTGTCGACTAAGGCTGCCCGGGGTCTTAAAAACGACCCGGAATACAAAGATTGGTTCGCCCCCACCACGTCTGCTCCGATGGTCAACGGCCGTCTGAAAGATGTTGAAGGCTTCATGTTAGTCGAAAGCAACAACTCAGACGCCCTGAGCGATAGTTTAGGCTCTGGTGGTATCCTGGGTGAAGCGGTTGCCTTCGGTTCGGACGCGGTGGTCATGGCTACAGTCGATGAGCCGGAATTGCGTGCAGGCATTCCCCAAGACCTGGGGCGTTTCCGCGATACAGGCTGGGTTGGTACACTGGAGGCTGGGCTTGTCTGGGACAGTGCCAGTTACGCCCGCGTCATTCACGTTACCAGTTCATAAGGAGCTGCCGCCATGAGCGATGATCGTGTTTATCAGACGGTGGAGAGTGGCGTAGTTGCCATTGACTCTACCGGCGACAAGTACACTTACACGGTAGTAACGCCTATGTTGCTCATCCGTGTGGGCGTAGTTGGCACCACCACCTACGACGGCTCCACAGATGCTGTGATCGCCGCCGACATCAACAGCTCCGACGGGGATGGCACATTCACCCGGGGTGATAGTGACGCAGGGGTTATCGACCTGGGTAACGACGCTGATTTCGCTAACGGCATGATGGCCTATAATGACCTGACCAGCCGGACTGTTGTTAAGCCCGGTGACCAGATCATTTTCCAGGTCACTACGGCTGCGTCAGCAGGTGACGGTGTGGTGTTCATTGAGTACCAGAAGCTGCCGATGCAAACCGGTTATGACAGCCTGCTGGCCAACAGTACGGAGGTCTAAGCCATGAGCCTTTACGGAGCTTTAGGTGAAGCAGTACGGACGGGCAAAGAGGTTTTGTCTGGTGAGGTGGCGCTGGATGGCGCCAACCCCACTGTGGTATCCGTACCCTTCGCCAGTGTTGATTCCGTCAGTTTGACCCTGAAAGGCGGAACAGTGCCGACAGCTTCGGTGCTCACTTATACAGTGGGCGCTGGCGTTGTTAACATTTTTGCCTGGGAGCCCACGAACGCGAGCACAACAACCTTAACCGCGAGCGACAGTACAGATACTGTAAGCTACGACATTATCGGACGCCGGAGACAATAACGTATGAGCGCAATCGACCGTGACCGTGGGGTCACTATACGCACCCATCCGGCGGGCTTTCGAGTTTTCATGTACAAGGACTTGCCCGGAGTTTATCTGGATGAGAACGGTAACGAGACCAAGCCCGCCATTGCAAACGTGGCGGGGTTCGATACCGAACTGCTGAGTAAACAGCGGTCCATGAAAGAGAAAATGGACAAGGCGCGCGCTGAGATTGAAGAAGAGTACGCCTTGAAGGAAGCAGACCTGAAAAACTTGGCCGACGCAGACAGCGATGGTTTGGTAGCGAAGAGCGAGGGGCGTGGCAAGTGGGCAATCTATGATGGTGAGCAACGCGTCACTAAAAACGATATGACCAAAGCCGAGGCGGAAAAGCTCCTCAAAGAAATGACGGACTCGGAAGACGAAGATGGCTAAACGCAGGCAACGGCGACAGCCGAAGCCCCATAAACCGGGCAAGCCTGACAAGTCGTAGTAAACGAGCTATGATATGGAAAGCGGGTAGGGGTTAAACCCGCCCGCTTTTTTAATGGGGATCGTATGACAGCTTTTTCCGTACTACAGACAGACGTGCGAAACTTCACGCTCGACCTACCCGCCGAGACAGACGCGCTTGTTCCTGACTTCATCGTCAAAGCTATTCGTGACGCGGAAGTTCGGCATAACTTTCGTTACATGGAAGCGGAAGTAGCGCTGGTAACAACAGTAGACACGCGCATCGTCGACACGGTGCCCCCTCTTTGGAAAGCCCGCCTGACTGACCCCTATGTTTTGCTGGACGACGGAACGACCCGCGAATTTGAGTGGGCGCCCAGCGCGTCGGAAATGATACGCCGGTATAACAATGACACGGACGACGACGGTGACCCCGAGTTTCTGTTTGAAGACCAAACCAATTTTTCGGTCTACCCGTTGCCCGATGGCGACTCTGACTATACAGATGGTGAGTATCGAATTTATGTGCCGTACTACGCCTTTTCAGCAGCGCTTTCACTCGACACTGACACCAACTGGATGACCAATAACATGCGCTGGTACGTCACCTACGCAGCCGCTGGGGAAGCCTGTTTGATGAACCGCGACTCGGTGACCGCCAGCAACCTGTTAACTCGTGCCGAGACCCAGTTCCAGCTGGGCGTGAAGCAAGACAAAAAATCCAAAGCGACCCGTCGGCTAACCTTGGCCCCACGTCGCGCCGTATACGGCCCCGCCCGGGGCATTAGGAGATAACATGGCTGATTGGGACGTAAGTAACCCGGAAGACGGCGACATTGTTTCGCAATACCCGCAGAACGCGCGGGCGGCGCGGGCTGCGGTAGTCACGAACTTTGGTGTCGATCATAGGGCGACTGACGATAGCGATATAGGCAAGCATGAAGTCGTGAAGCTACTCGCTCAGACTACCCCAACAGCGGTAGCGGGCCAAGGTCACTTCTACACCAAAGACGTGGGTTCGGGCGTTATTGAGCTGTTCTACCAAGACCCAGCCGGGAACGAAACTAAGCTGACCAACGCAGGTGTAGTGTCTTTTACCGGTATAGTTTTGCTTACCGCTAATCTCGTGGACGGCATACTCAGTGCTGACGCCACAGGTCGCGCCAAGATGGCGGATGGTTACATTACAACGGCCAAACTAGCGGCTGCCCTCCTATCAGCGGACGCGGCGGGCCGGGGCAAGATGGCGGATGGTTTCGTGACAACGGCCAAACTGGCCGATAACTCGGTAACTAATGATAAAGTAGCCGATAATGCTGTAACTAATGATAAAGTAGCTACTGGTACTCTAGGAGCTGAAAAGTTTCAAACAGGGGCTGCTGAAGATGCTTGGGTTTCAGCTAGGATAGGAAGTAAAACAGTTACTGCGTCTTCTACTGTTAGGTGGGTGGCACCTAGAATGCAGGGCAATAACGCCAGTAACGATGTATTAAAGGTGATCCCAGACAGGACTGAATTTGGGCCAAGCGTTATTATCACAGCGTCTGGAACGGTCAGATCGGTAATATCTGCAAGCTCAGACAATGCAACTGTATCAGTGTTTAAAAATAATGTTTTGGCAATCTTATTTTCAGTGAGCGACGTCACTGGCGCAGTGACTGACACACAATCTATTTCAGTCTCTATTGGGGATGTTTTACAAATATCAGGGGATACTGGCCAAGATACTGGTGATACTCTAAATGTATCTTCATGGACCCTGGGCGGTGACGCGGAGTTTACAGTATGAAGTATACGTCCGTCTGGCTAGGGGTTTAACAACCATGGCGAGTCAAAAAAGCTTGTTGGTCAACAGCCCCAATTTGGGCCTTTACTTGGGGATACCTTCTTTGGAAGTACCCAAGCGCGGCCTGCGTGACTGCCTGAATATGCGTATCAAAGAACGCAAAATAATCCGCGACAACGTTGGCTGGGGGCCGTTCCCAGAAGACGCGGTCGACCCGCTTAACCTGGACAACAAACCCGTCACGCTGATCGAAAGTTTCTTTCTGCGGGATGGGGGCCAGGCTACTGTATTTGGCAACACGACCGACGTTTTTTTGTTCAATGAAGGCCCCGCCACGTTAAGTTATCTGACCCCGCGCTACGAGACGGGTACAGTCGCTGTAACCAATGGCGACCCGGAAATGACGGGGACTGGCACCAGCTGGGCGGATAACGCCAAAATAGGTGACTTCATTCACGTTGGTGCAACTGGGCAGGTGGACCCGACGGAAGACTGGTACGAGGTAACTGAGGTAGCGGGTGACGTTATCCAGGTCACCCCGAACTATACAGGCGTTACAGCGTCCGGGCTGGGCTACACCCTGCGGCAAGCGCAGACGGGAACAGTCGAAGACTACTACGAAACCGCCCTGTTTTATTCAGCACAGAACCTGACAGTAGGGGTCGATGGTGACCGCTGGTACGGCACCAACGGGGTGGATTCTGTGCTGGCCTGGAACGGCACTGATGACCAAATGTACCGCCCTGACTTGGGAGGGCTCGAAACAGCCCGATCGCTCGCGGTCTACAAAAACACGATGATCTATATAAACATCAATGTCAGTGGTGACAACCGGCCTTTCAGCGCCCGTACTTCCGCCATTGGGCGTCCGGAAGACGTGGCAACCCTGGAGGCGTCAGAGTTCATCATCCACAGCGGCGCCGACCCGTTGAGCGCAGCGTTTCTCTTGGGTGACAACCTGGTGTTTTATGCTGAACGGTCAATCACGCTGGCGCAGTTTGTCGGACCTCCATTGATGTATGTGTTCCGAACCATTGTGGATAGAGTAGGACCGCGTAACGGCCGCGCCATTGCTGACTACGGTGACTATCACCGGTTCTTGGGTCCAGACGCCCAATACAGCTTCGATGGGGTTAATCTGATTCAATCCAACAACCACGTTTGGTTTGACACACTCAGAAAGGTATCACCCAAGCGCTTTAAACGCCTCCTGTCACATTTCGATGAAAAAAATGGGGAGCTGCTTTGGGTTGTCCCGCAAAACACCGACGCGAGCCCTGAGACGGGCCCACCGGAACAGGCCTACGTTGAGCACTACCTGGAAGATATTGGGCGCGCTCCCACGCCTTACACCCGCCGGGAGTTACCAGCGACAGCCATGGGGCTTTACGAGCGTGTTCAGACCTTACGGTTCAGCGACATTCTTAATACGTGGGCCGACCAAACTTACCGGTGGGACGAGCGCTTCTTTCTGGCGTCGTTTCCATTCAACCTGTTTGGTACGGAGACGGGCGACATTTTCGCTATGGGTACCACAGACAGCAAGAATGGAGTGGCCATGCGCAGCTACGCCAAGTTCGGGCGCCGCCCCCTGGGCGACACAAAGCGCAAGGGCGTAATACAGCGCATCTACCCGATGACTGAGACCGAAGCCGCTGCCAACTATACCCTGACGGTCAACATACGCACCACGGACCAGCCAGCAGGTGCTATGGTGTTGGAGAAGACGCAGGAGTACAGTTTGCAGCAGAACACCAGTAGGCACTTTGTGTCGCCCCGTGTGTCAGCTCGCTACGTTGAGGTAGAGTTCGAGACCGAGGGCATTGGCCACGCCTGGACACTGACTGGCTACGATATGGAAGTTATACCGGGGAGCGAACGATGACTGATTTTAGTCGGGAAGCAATCGACGCTGCGTTGAAGCGCAAGGCAGGTGCTGATAGCGCTAAGGCCAAGGCTGTCTATGACGCCAACTTCGCTACCCAAAATGACCTGCACACAACGTGCCAACACTGCCATAAGATGCGTCGGGGCACGTTGGCCCAGTTGCAACAGCCTTGTGAGTGTGAGAATGCCAGCACCAGTTGAAGAGCGCCCCGCGCTCCCTGCACCCAAAAACTACGACGTTCGTGGCCTGCAGATATGGGGCAGCGAGCTGATCAGGCAGCTGATTCGCTTATTCCAGCAGTACGGATACCGCATCAACAGCTCGTTGAACACAGATGGCGACGTGGCGATGAAAGCCCCCTTGCCTTTGCAGAGCGTCGTCATAGCAGCCTTACCAGCGGCGTCAGACCATGAAGGCGCTATAATCTATGTCAGCGATGGCAGCACCGGGCAGAAGTTCCGGGGCTCGGATGGGACAAACTGGGTGAATCTCGGATGAAACGGACAAAAATGCTACCCCGCATACCCCCACGTTTTCGCCCTATGGCGTTGACTGATCGGGGTACAGGGGAAGTCTGGGCGTTAATGTGCGCCCCTGCTGACGAACACCTGCGCATTGTGTCACCCCTGCCAGCCGGGTTTAGTGGTGATACATACCAGGCGTACTACGGCCCTACGATGCCCAGTAAGAACGGGGTGGTGACGTTGTTCGTGCGAGACGGCAGGCTGGGGTTTGAAGTGAGTCGGAACCGGGTCAATTCTCGCCCAGTTTTGGCCCCGGAGCGAACCCGTGTAAACTACAAAAACGAGATTTATCAACTATTTTTCCAACAGGGCCTGGTAGAGCGACGCGGCACTGTCGGCTATTACACCGAGGTCACACAGTATGGCTGAATATCTATTAGCGCGACGGGGCGAACCAGAAATTGTATTCGCCATTACAGACGGGGCCAGTGTGGACCTAGACCCAGCAAACGGGGGCATCCAGACCTGGACCTTGGGTGCTAACCGCACAGTCACTGAGAGCTTTACGTCTGGGCACAGCGTGACACTGATTATAACGTCAGCGGGCTATGCAGTGACCTGGCCCACGATACTGTGGGTCGGCGGGGACGCACCTACACTGGCCACCGGGGAGTCTATTGTCGAGCTGTTCAAAGTTGGCAGCACGCTGTACGGCGCAGTCGTAGGTGATCCATCGTGAGTTTTTTAATGAACAAAATGCTTCGGGTGGCGACTGGTAGTGCGTGGGGCTTAGTTCAAGGGCTAACAAATGTAGGAGAAGCCGCTTTTTGCGCTGAATTTAACCATGATTCAACTCTGTTAGCGACTGGTTCTAATGGTACTCTGAATGTGATAGACACCAGCGACTGGAGTTTAGTAGTAGATAGCCTTTACATTGGTGTAGGTATAATAGATATATCTTTTAGTCCAGACGGCACAATGATGGCGCTTGCTGGGTCTTCATACCCGTACTTATTAGTTTATGATACTTCTGACTGGTCTAAAATTACTACTCCTGCTATCTCAGGAACTTCGGCGGCGTACGCTGTAGATTTTAGTCCCAACGGAGATTATTTGGCTTTTGGTCACGCTGTAGCTTATCAGAACGCCTTATTTATACTTGATACCTCTGACTGGTCAATACTTTCAAATACGGCCACAGCTACAGAAGTATGCCGTGACGTGTGTTTCAACCCGGCAGGCACTCTTTTGGCGTTTAGTGCTGGGTTTGGACCTTATTATCTAAAAGTAATAGATACAACTGACTGGTCAGAATTAGCGGGAATACCTAACTTTTCCGATTTTGTCACCGCTGTGCAATTTAGTCCAGATGGGTCTAAGCTGGTAGTTACTAACTCTGTTTCTCCCTACATATCTGTCCTTGAAACAACCGGCTGGACGAACATAGCTAGTATTTCCCTTATAGAGGAAGCTATAAGGGATGTGGATTTCAGCACAGATGGTAGCTATTTGGCTGTTGCACATGAAGAAACTCCTTATTTTAGTGTTATAGATACCTCTGACTGGTCTCTCGTGGCGGACACTATAGAGTTAGGTTACTTTGGTACTAGTGTTGACTTTAGCCCTAACGGTCTCTACTTGGCTGTATCGGAAGTAGTTTCCCCGTATGTTCATGTCATTAAGTCGGAAAAAAGAACGGTTTAACTATCTTTTATAAATGGGCAGATGGCATTTTATCTATGATCAAAACACTACGAGTGACCACCACAAAAGCGCTGGAAAACCCGGCTATACAGGAGCTGGTCACGCGCGCGTATGAGCACCATGCGTTTAGTCCCGGCGAGCAAGGGGCCGAGTCTGTGCGCGACGCAGTGGCCCTGCCGAACGCAGCCGTGCTGGTAACCCGGGAAGATGAACAGTTCAAGGTGCTGGCTGTGCTGGCGTTTAGTGGAAAGGGGGTGGCAACTGTGCAGCATTTCTATTCCCAAAAAGCCCCGAAAGCCCGTGAAAACATGATCGAAGCCATTGTGACGCTTGCTACTGCTAATAAATGTCATAGACTGTTGACTGTTGACTCCAACCGCAAGCCACGGCCTTTCCGGCAATTATTCAGGAACTTAGGCCCGTCAAAAGAGGTTGGGCGTGTTTTTGAGTTTGACTTAACAAGTTCACCACTATTGGGGTAATACCATGGCGTCACCATTCGAGGATTTGCTCTTTGGCTCTTCTGGCACCCCTTCACAGGTTGTCGACGTTACACCAGACTCCTGGAACGCGTTACAGCCGCAGGTGGCAGGTGGTATATCCGGTTTACTGTCTTCTGGTGGGGGTGACGCGTTCACTGGCCCCATGACCGCTGGTATTACGAGCAACGAGCAGATGGTACTCAACAACGTTATGGGGGTTGGCGCGCAGCCTAGCGCTACTCAGGGCGCATTGGGTACCTTGTCCGGTACGGCTACAGGTAGCATGGACCCGAATACTAACCCCATGCTTGCCAGTCTTATCCAGACTGCACAACGCCCCATTATTGAGCAGTTCCAGGAAGAAGTGGTCCCAGGGTTACGCTCCCAGTTCACCCAAGCGGGCCAACAAATTCAAGGTGAGGGGTCAAGCCCGTTCCAGATGGCGGGCGCTCGTGCTGCTGGTGGTTTTGCCAGCGCGCTGGGTGACACAGCAACCCAAGTGACCAGTGGGGAGCGCGACCGCCAACAGCAGGCAGCCATGGCCATTCCTGGGCTCGAACGCCAACAAGTTGACACCATGCTGGCTACCCTGGAGGCACAGGCGCTGCCGCGGCTCATTGAGCAACTAGGCATTGATAGAGGCATGGAAGAGTTCCGCCGCCGTGAGCAACAACTGTTGCAAGCGCTGTCGTTGGGGGCGGGTGTGTCTGCTCCGAATACGGTAGTTCTGGAAGGCCAAGCAGGTACGCCGGGGCTAGCGCAAGGTGCGGTAGCAGCAGGGGTTAACGCTTACACCAGTGGTTTAGGGACGTCTCTAGCAGCGGGGGACAGCTAATATGGCACGCGTATTAGCAACAGGCCCGTCGGGGCCGAGTGCAGCCGCTCGTTTAGGTGGCACCCTGGGGCAAGCCATCGGTACAGTCGGTGGCGGCGAGCTGGCGCGAAACAGAATGGAACGCCAAGCTATAGAAGAGTCTGACCCCTTCCGCAAGGCGCTGCAAAGTATCCTGATAGAGAACGGGGCCATGAACCCAGGTGCCCTGCAGTCAGTCAATCAGCAGGTGCAGCAAAACCCGCTCCAATTCGCCTTGGGTGGTGGGCAGCCGCAACAGCCGCCTACACCGCAACCGTCGGGGCAGGGCACTGACGCCCAGCAGTTACTGGCGCGGATTCAGAGCGACCCAACCGCGTTTGCGAAGTTATTCGCTGACCAAGGCGTCGAGGGCGTATTGAGCATGGCGGCTACCCCCGCAGCGCCAACGCCAATATCTGTAGCAGAAGGTGCAGCACTGGTCGACCCGGGGACCAACCAAGAAGTGTTCCGAAACAAGGGCGAGCCCAAAATTTATTCGGACATTGCTCAGTTGAAGGCAGACTTTGATTCCGGTTTTATACCCAGGGAAGACTTCGTTGCGGGCCGTAAATTGCTGTTGACCAACAATCAACCGGTGGTGGCTGTAGACGACCCTGATTCCCCTACCGGGCAAACGTTTGTGCTACGCAGCGATGCACCAGGGGAAGCGGCCCCTGTGAGTTCTGGTGTAACCATCAACAACACAAGCGAGACTGCTTACGCAAAAGCTAACGCGAAAATGTTGGTATCCGCCATAGAAAGTACCGTACAAGCAGGCGACGTAGCGGCCAACATGCTGCCCGGACTGCAGGAAGCTGGTGACCTGCTCGTGGCAGGTGTAAGCACAGGCCGTGGGCAAGAATTGTTACTGCCCCTGCAGCAAATCGCTGACGACTTTGGCTTGAACCTAAATTCCGTGGCGGAAGGCTTGGGTATTGCACCAGAAGAAATTGCTAAAAAAGAAGAGTTTGTTCGGGTAAGCACCGAGCTGATCATTAATGGCTTCTCGAAGTTCAAGGGTAACTTGAACCAAAAAGAAGTTGAAATGGCGCGGGCCGCGTTCGCCAACTTCGGGCGAAGTGAAATGGCGAACAAAATGGCGGTCGCAAGTCTTATGGCGAGTGCTGAATTGGCGGTTGAACGCCGTAGAGGCGCGCTGGCCGCTGAGGATACAGACGCAGCGCGCGCCTTCCTGTCACAGTCAGCGTCCATCGACACCAGTGCCTTTGAAACGCGGCGCCAAGCCAAGCTGGCGGAGCTCGACCAGCGCAGCGGCGTGACCAGCGGTACGGGTGCAGGCAGTCAGGCAGCAGGGATGACAGAAGTGGAGGCTAGCAGTGCCCTGCCCCCCAACACCAGCTTGGGCAACCGCAGTGCAGATGGCCGCTGGGAAGTTTTAGGCGACGATGGAAGCGTGATAGGTCACATAGAGGCGGAATAGCATGGCCAAGTTCGTACCAATAGAACAGGAGCAAGCGCAGCCTCCCACTGGTTTCCGCTTTGTGCCGATTGAGCAGTCAGCGCAAGGTGCTTCGCCTCGCATGGGTGCCGCCACGCCACGGGCTGTGAGTACAGACGCCCCTGGTACGCAAGTTGCCGCACCTCGCATGGGGGCCGCCACGCCGCAGTCCACAGGTACTGGAGCCCCGAGCGCGCAAGACGTGCCACCTCGCATGGGTGCCGCCACGCCCCGAGCTGATAATGGTATTGCAGGCTTGCCAAACGATATTTCCCCGCAGGGCGCGCCACTGTCTGCCCGGTATCAGTTCGGTTTAGGTTCTCCTAGTGCACAGGACCCTGCAAGCCAGATAGAACTGGCCCGTCGCGCGTTGGGTGATGACTCAGAAGTGCGAATAGGCCCCCAAACAGAAGAGCTGGAATTTAAGCCACCTGGTGCTGGGCAATGGACTATTTTTAACCCACCTGGTGCTGGTATGGGTGATATAACTGGTGGCGCTCCAGGTGGTATGGTCCTTGGTGGTGGTGTAGTCGGCGGCGTAGCAGGGTTCTTGGGGGGCTCAGTGGCAGGCCCTGCGGGGGCAGGGGTTGGTACAGTATTAGGTACAGGTGTTGGTGAGGGCATGGGTGAGCTGATCCGCCTGTCCAGAGCGGCGGATCGGGGGCTGATCGACTTAACCCCAAATGAGATAATGGACCGCGCGATGAAGCGCAGTGGTAAAGCATCAGTTGCAACCATAGTGGGGGGTGCAGCAGTTGGGGCGTTTAGACGCGCGCTGGCTGCAGCATCAGGGGTTCCTATGTCCCTCCTGGACGCCCTAGGCGACAGGCCAATGCGGGAAGTCATAGACGAAGCCAAGAAACTGTCGGGACGGGTCGAGTCGGTTACAGGGGATGCGCTGCCTTTGACCACAGGGCAGGTAGCACGCTCTCCAGAGGTCATCCGTGCAGAATCCGCCGCTATGTCCAACCGTGAAGTGGGTAGTGGTCTGCGTGAGATTGGGGAGGAACAGAAACGCATTGTGGGTAAACTCGACGACGCTACTTTCGGCCCCCCTGCCACACCGCAGGACCGGGCCGCAATAGGTCGCAGTCTGACAACTGTGGCAGCACGTAATACCCGCGACGCTGAAGGGTCATTAAGGAATGCGGAAAGTGCAGCTTTCGCCACTGCCAGAGCCCCAGAAGATGCGGCAGCCAACACGCGCCGTATCCTTGAACAACAGCGGGAGGAAGTGTTCGCCCCGTTGCGTCGCCAGTTCGACGACCTGCAACAGGAAGGCGATATAAGAATAAGTTTCGAGCCGGTGCGCGCGGAAGCTGCGCGACTGCGTGGTCAGGAAGGTCAGGACATTTTGCGTTCTATCAGCTTGCAGGAACAGTCAAGGCTGTTAACCGAAGCGGATAGCGCTGGCACAGCAGTTGATGACGTGCTGACGATGGGGCCTAACAACGTACTGGAGTGGACCAAACAGCTCGTGGACAACCCGCCTAGCTTGGGTGAGACCCAACGGGTGTTGCGCGATGTCCGCCGGGAGCTACGTCGCCCCAGCATACGGGATGAGCCCCAGCGGGAGCGCATTCTAAAGCGTATGCAGGACTCTATTGTTAAAGCCCGTAACGATTCTTTGGGCGACGACCAGCTGCGCAGCGTACTGCAGCTGGAGTCACAATATGCTGACGCGGCCCGTCAGATTGACCAGGGCATCGTGGGCCGGTTCATGGAAAAAGACCCGCGCACCGGGCTGTTCGCTCTCAGCGGGGAAGAATCCGTAGACCGGTTACTGCGCGGCCGTGAAGTGTCGCAGGAATTTGTAGACGCCCTGGGTTCGTTGCCTAACGCGCAATCCGCCTTGCTGTCTACTCAGGACTCTGTTCTGGGCACCATACAGCGTCGTTTCGTGAATGATGAAACAGGGCGAATTGACCCTAACCGGTTGCGTACATTTCTGCGTAATAACAAGGATTCGCTCGAAGTGCTTTTTAAGGGTCGGCCAGAAATAGTTGGTTCCCTGAGCGATGCGCGCCGCGCTGCAGTAAAGCTGGGCGAGGCGGAAAAAACCATGACAAGCCTGTTGAACCGCATGGAAAAACTGGTTGGGCTGCGTACCGCCGATCCTGCACGGCTGGCCAGTGAAGTGTTAAGTAACATGGGGCCACGGGATGCACAGATTGTGCGCCGCTTGCTGCCTGAAAGCCGACGTGGGCTGTTTGATCGCTCCTTGGCTACTAATGTGCGGGATAGCGTTACAGACAGCAGAGGGCGCCTTAGCGCTGACTCCATTGACCAGTTCTTGCGGTCGGACCAATCCTTGCTGACGAAGAGTGTGTTGGGTGACAGCTTCAACGAAAACCTGGGGCTGGTGCGTGACGTGTTGCGCGTAGTCAACAGGGACTTGGAAAAGCCTGTGCCACTGGACCTGTCCACTATGTTCGCGCGGGCCCAGCCAGGGCTGCAAGGGGTAATGAGATTCGCACGGGTGCCATTCGCACCGCTGTCTGCACGGGGTAGGGCGTTTACCGCCTCCATGGGTGTCGCCAGTGAAGGGACCCAAAGGGCGCTGGCCAAGGCCATGGCTGACCCGGAAAAGATTGCACTGTTGGCTGATCTTAATAAAGTGACACTCGGCTCGCAGGCGGCAGAAAAAATTCTTGGGCGACTGGGCATGGAGCCCTTTTTAGAATTGGTGCAGGATGATCCGCTACAGGGTGAACCAGTTGAACAGACGCCCAGAGGCGACCCACAACGTGGCACACTTACCCCGTAATAACGCCTTGGAGGCATTTTTGATACCGACGGAAGCCAAAGCGCTTATGGCCAGCGCCTGCACTGTGTGCCTGTCCGTTCTGGTAAAACTTGCGGACACTGCTAACGCAGTGGCAGTGAACTACATGCCTTTAGTAACGGCCTTTTCTTTGGTGGCAGGTGTGTTTTTGACCGCTTTCTACTACAGTTACCTTGTATGGGCCAAGCACCAGGACATGAAGAACAAGGCTCGGGAGCGCCGGTTGGAACATCTTCGCCGGGAACACGAAGCACGAATGGCAGGGTTGGGCAACGACGATGGAACACAGGACTGAATTACCATACTTTACTGAGGAAGAGCTGGCTTGCCCCAGTTCCGGGACGCTCAGAATAGACAGTCGGGCGGCTGCCCAGCTCCCTTATTTGCGGGTAACATGGGGCGCACCGCTCTACCTCAACAGCGCTTGCCGGTCACCCGCCCACAACGCCAAAGTGGGGGGCCATAAGTTCAGCCTGCACCTCACCGAAAACCCCAAGCACCCCACCAATGGCTGTATGGCCTTTGATATACGGTGGCGCAGCATGGGGGTGAAGGACAAATTTGAACTGGCCCGCTTGTGCTGGAAACTGGGCTGGGCGCTGGGGTTTCACGACGGGTTCCTACACATAGACCGGCGAGTTGAAATTGGTTTGCCTAAGATAATATTCCTGTACGATGAATGGGCGGCTCCTTTTAGCCGCGAGGACGTTAAATATGGCTCGCATTAAACCGATACACCTGACCTCGGGCAGCCAGCCAGGGCGCTGGATTGTCATATCTGAATACCGGTACCGGGGAGTCACAGTAGAAGCCGGGTTCGTCACAGACTTGGACAGCGTGCCGCGCATTCCTGGTATCTATTCGCGCGTTAAAGGCCGCACCGTTGTTGCTGCTGTGATTCACGACTGGTGCTACCGGAAGCTGGTGAAGAACGACAAAATGACCCGCAAAGCAGCAGACAAGCTGTTCCTGCGGGCGATGAAAGATGAAGGGGTGAATCTGATTCACCGGCATATCATCTACCGCGCTGTGCGGATGTTCGGCGGTGCGGCTATTAAATAACCGCTCATTCGTCGGCAGGTTTTTTAGCGGGTGTGTCCCATATATCCGCTCCCCGCATGTCCAGCCCAGCCATTGAGAAGCGGTAGCAGTGCACCGGTCCCGGTGAGTTGGGCGACAGCCTCATGCGTACCGCCTTGCCACCAAAGCCTACTTCGTCGAGCCACTCTTTTATGCCAGAGCGATTTATCTTTTGCTCAGTGAACACCTTGTTCATAAACTTACTCTGCACGAACAGGTCATCGTCCCGCACCCGCGCCACAGCGCCGTCCACGTCGTAGTCACCCGCTTGGTTGGCTGCCCAGAAACATACGTGACGGCTGTTGTCGTTAAGTGCGTCCAGCAGGGCGTTCTTAGCCCGTGTCGCGTCGTCCTCTATGGCCTGATAGACCCCTTTGATGTTGTCGATTATTTCGTCCACTACCTTGACCGGGTTAAAGGTGATGATGCCAGCTATCCGCCCCAGGATGCCCCCCAGCAGCGCGGCCGTAAGCGTCCAGGTGATAAACCGGTTAGCGTCAGCTGCCTCGGTACGCTTCTCCACGTAGCGCTGCACCAGGTTGAACAGTGCCTCCAGCTTGTCCGCGTGCTTTAACAGCGTTTTAAGGTACTCTACACCTGCTACCCCCGGGTTGTTCATAGCCGCAGTGTACAGGGGCGCTGCTTCCTCTTTGGGCATTGTGACGTTGAACGGTATCTCCAACAGTCTTTGCCGGTGCGCCTCTTCAATCTCGTTGTTCGCCTGGTCCATGAGGGAGTGGTTGCTGGTTAGAAACGTGGTCAGCCTCCAGGTGAGGCGCTTGCGGTCTTCCCGGTTGCGTGTGGCGGTCGCTTTACCTGTGCCATTTGCTGCCATATAGATCAAATTGGCAAGGCGCCAGGTCTTCATGGTGGTGACCTCATCGACCAGTACCGGCACGTTCTTGTTGGCTCCCAGACGCAGCTCCAAGCCCGCGTCGGTACTAGAGCCGGACTCCGTGGTTATTTTAGGGTCCACAAACACGCTGATACCCAGCTGTGCTGCCAGGGTCTTACCACGTCCACTAGCACCAACCAACGCGATAACAGCGCCATCCTTACCCACCCGGTCCAGTATCGGTGAGCCCAGCGCGGCGCACAGCGCAAAGGCGTGGGTGCTGTACTCGGGTTTATCCAGGGCCCGCACAGCGTTAGTCCACTCTGACAGACTTCCCCTAACCTCAAGCTGTGAAATAGTATTGCTCGAACGTAACGCAACGTCGCGCAAGCCGTCAGCGTCAACCCCCTGTTTGCCCATAACAAAAAAGTCATCGTGCCAGCCTAGTTGCTGGTAAACGGTAGTAGCCCCCCTTTGCCGGTAGTTTTCAGCTACTAACTGGTTAATATACATAACAAATCCTTTAGTCCCATAGACAAACGCCGCCAGGTTGTGGTCCGCCAGCCATTTTTTCAACGCCCGATCTTCATGCACTTCTGACTGTTCGATCAGGGCGCCACTCATCACGCCATGAATATCACGCCAGCGCAGGTGCAGGTGGCTGGAACCCCGCTCTTGCTCGTTGCGAGCGGATACACGTATGTCAGAAAGCCAGATAGGCACAGCTGTTAACCGGGTCGCTGGTATTTCCTCTGTAGCCTTTAAGTACACACCGGTTTTATTGACGGTGTAGCGACTGGGAAAGGTTATCTCGACCTCTGTGCCGCCTTCGCCGTCGCTTTCTACGATCTTTTCACTGGCGGTACTGATATTGATAGGCGATGTTATCTTGCCGTTGAAGGGGCAGCCCTCACAGCCTGTGGGGTTAATGTCTTGGAAGTGGCCACAGGTGGCTGGGCCTTGGGTGTTCTCCGCTTTGCTGATCGTCTCGGCCGCATCGTAGCGCTCATCCCCGACGGAGTAGGTGTGTATCAGCTCCGGGCCATCTTCGCAGCGCCATATCACTGAAAGGGCGGCACGCCAGTACGGTTCACTGACTTTGCCCTTTACAAAGGCGAAATGGCCTATTTGCTGGCAGCTCTTAGATATGGTGGGGAAGTCGCCTGGGGGCAACGCTTGCTCGGTGTCCCACTCATCCTTAACAGCAGGAGCGCCCCGCACGGGCACAGCGCGCTGGGGGCCTACGTCGGGCAACGCAGTAGAAAATTCATGCAAGCTGACCGGGTGGGGCTTCTCGACCAGCACTTTTACATCTTGCGGGCTGTCGGGGTCTTTGCGGTGGTGGGTACCCGGGACTCTTAGCAGGCTGGCGCTGTCCGCTGTGCGGGTCATGTCGATGTGCAGCCCGCCCAGTGCGCACGCCTGTTTTAAGTGCTGCGCAACCGGCTGCCAGTCTTCCAGGCTGTATGGCTGGTCAAGTAACCAGTAGACGTGAACGCCCCTGCCGGACCCAATGATGTAACTGGGGGCAGGCAAGCTATTTTTATCCCACCAGTCTTTGAACGACTCCATCATGCTGCGGAACGACTGGTAGGGCTTGCTCTCTCCCCAGTCCAGGTCCAGCCACAGTCCGGACACACCGCCAACAGCTTTTTGCTCCCGCCCGCTAAGGGACCGCCCCGTGCGAGGGTGCTTCTGCTCCCGCAGGGTCTCCACCATTGTCGGGTCAAACTGAGAAGGTGAGAAGTACACGTCGTGGCCCGTATCATCGAGCGACTGGGCTTTACCCTCTGCGTCTTCCAGAGTGGAAAACCAGAAGTGCTTAACAACGCCGTTCTTTATGCCGACGATACACCGGCGTCCGGCGTAGCTGTCTTGCCAGAGTGCTGATAACAGAGACATACAGTACCCTTATTTGGAGGGTGAAGCTGGGGTGACGCTGCGGGCTTTGTTAACAAACCGCCGTGAACCCTTCCTGTTTTTTACCGGCAGTTCTCCCGCTTCAAATCCTTGGTCCAACGCTTTGTGAGCAGCAACTAGGGACATAAAATTCATTACAGTTAACCTCCGGTCAGGGGTAGCAGAGCGCCATCTATACAGAGTTACTTTCGTGATACCGGCTAAGTCAGCCAGAGCCAGGTCAGTAAGATTAGCACTCTCCCCCGCTTTCAGATAGTTAGTCACCAGGGTACTGACTTGTAGGTCAACTCTGGCGGGTGTTGGAAAGTTCATGGAAGTTACCTCAGTAAAGCGGGGTTTGACCCCCGCTTGTAGCAGGTTGTTAGACCTTATCGCTAAACATGCTCATCACTTCGGCCATGATGTCATCGTCGTCGGCTTCAGCTACCTCAGCCTTGACCTCGGCGGGCTTTTCTTCTTTGACTTCGGGGGCAGCTGCCACACCCTCTGTTGTCGCGCCGTCAGTGGTTTTGCCACCCAACTTATCGTACATGGCCTTGGAAACCTTCGTGTAGCCCATGTCCAGGAACAACTGGGTTTTACGCTCAGGCACTGCGCCGAACTCGTCCGTCTCCATGTTCACCAGATAGACGATTTCTTCCTTCTCCTTTTCAGCAAGCAGCGCTTCCGCAGCCGCTTTTTTCTTTGCAGCCGTTGCAGCCTTTTTCTCAGCAGCGTTTGCTTTCTTCTCAGCGGCAACAGCTGCGGCTTGGTTGGCTGCTTCGTCGGCAGCTGCGACTTGGGCGGCTGCTGCTTCGTCGGCAGTGGGTGGGTGCGCCCCAGTGGATACGTCATAATTATGTGACGCGTCACTGGTAGCAGCAACAGGGGGCGTGTGCGCGTCAAGTTTCAGTACCTGGGCAATATCATCGCCTTCACGCAGCTTACCAATCTGCTCCCACTCTTCCTCAGTGACAAATCGCTCCATGGCAAAGCACAGCTGCGGGTATTCAGCGGCAGTGAACGAAACGTTGGTCACAACCTGGTGAGGCGACATGCCATGCTTTTTCAGCATTTCAACGTAGGTCTTAAAGTCCATTTCTGAACGGTCTTTGCGCTGCTCTTTGCTGAACCGCATGTTAGTAGCGGACAAGTCCAGCACCAGTGGGTTGTCAGGCAACGTGTCAACAGCCCAAAGGATAACGCGCTTGTAGTCAGCGCACGCCTTACCTTCCTTGCCGCCCTCAGTGATTTTAGAGCCCCAAGCGTTGTTTGGGCACTTAGCGCAGGTGCTACTCACAGGTTCAGCTACGTCAGGGGTGACACCATCCATGGATGAGCAATCCGGGGCTTCATCCGCGCCACTCTCATACTTCTTGGCGTAGAAGCGCTTAGACACGGCGGGGCGCGCCGCCAGCATTACAACTGACAGTTCCCGCTTGCGGGTGTTTACCTCCTGCCCATCTTTACGGAACCGGAACTCCTTACCCTTGATGGACAAAAAGGGAAGCGGGAAGCTCTCACCAATCCCATCTGTGAAGTCGTCAGCTGCTTCGGGGGCCACCGGGCGCAAGTGCGCTGGCATGTTATTTGCAAGGGTTGCAAGGTCTTTACTCATGGTTTTTATCTCCAGGTGATTGTTTAAGACTGTTCAGCCAAGCGTCGAGGTCTCCCAGATCGTAGTGAATCTTGACCCCCACAGGGATGAAGGCAGGGCCCTCCCCATTCAGACGTTTCCGACGGAGCCAGTGCCGGGTGCGCCCAATGCGCTCGGCGGCTTCCTCTTCCGTCAAGAGGTTCTCAGACGTGCTCATTTTGCAGCGCTCCTCACGTTAACTTTATAACCGCTGGTGTACTCAATGCCCGGGGGCAATTCGTCTTCTTCCAGCACGATGGTCTTGGTGCAGCTCGCAGGTAAGGCGTCAAAGCGGTCATTCTCTTTGACCCAAGCAAAGAATGCTTCCCGGTCCTTGACCTTCGTGCCCTCCCACTTCTGCTTGTATGGTGTACCGTAGATTGTTTTGGCGCTGGTGCTCCCCTGCTCATCCAGCTTGAACATAAGAGCGGTCTCCAGCTTCTGCATTTCCTCCTTGACCGTGGCTGTGTTTAGGGTATGTGCGTCGTTCATAGCAGATAATGTGTCCCGACGCTCCAAGTACGCTTTGGTCAAGTGATCAATAGTGACGGCCATAATCAAATCCTTCCTTCCAGTAATGTAAGTACAGAGTCTTGCAGTTTCTCACGGGTCTCTAACCGCTTAAACAGTTGCAAAGATAGCGCATTCTGTATCAAATGCAACACTAAAACCTTGTTTTTCTGATCAGAACTTAAAACCCGGTGGTTGGCCTGATCATACGTCTCAAAAGAAAACGGCGGGCTAGCCCACAGCACTGTGCTGCTCGCAGCCAAGTTGAGCCCATGGCTCATCGTCTCGGGGATTGCTACGATCGCATCCAGCTCCCCGTGCTGTACCTGGTCGAATATGGCCATGCGGTTTTTGGTCCCAGACATAACCTTGGCTACCCGGTAGCCTTTACTCACCAGGTAGTCATACGTGGCGGTGACTGACGACTGGAAACTGGTGAAGATCAGCACTGGGCCGCTGGCCTGCTCCACCACTTCCTCGACCGCCTCAAAGTAGGGGTCAGCTGGGACTTTGTGCGTAACGCGCTCTCCGTCGGCGTCAACACCGTACACACCACCTGCCATGACCTGGAGCGTCTTGGTCAAGACCGCTGCTGCGTTCGGCGCCGAAATTTTCGTGCCATCCATTTCAGTCATAGCTTTGTCCGCAAACGCCTTGATCAGCTCGAGTTGCTTATCAGTAAGCCCCGCGTTTAAGTTCTCTGTCACCTTATCTGGAATCTCGATACAGTCTTCCCGCTTGTATCGAATCGCAGGTTGCATCCAGTCGGCTATCACCACGTCGCACTCTTTTTTATTGATCCACGTAAACTTGCTGACTTGCAGCATAGTCATACTCTCGAACGCCTTGAAACCCACCCGCTTGGGGTTTACCAGTCGAATAGGGCCGTAGGCGTCCGTAGGCCGTTGGGGCGCCGGGGTAGCACTGAGCATCCACAAGCGCCGCTCGCTGGCCACGTAGTGCAGGGCCTTGTACCGGTTAGCCCGGTGGTTCTTAAACTTAGTAAACTCATCGACGATCACTAGGTCCACCAGCGGCAGTTGGTCCCGCACCAGCTCCAGGCTCTCTGGGTTGACCACGATGAAGTCGAACCGGGTATCCTGGGCAATCTGTCGCTTGCGCGCCCGGGTGCCCTTGAGCACAGCTACACGCCGATTGGACAGCGTCTTGAACAGCTCTCGCTCCCAGACAATCTCGCAGATACTCAATGGGGCCACAATCAGCACCCGGCGGATGGCTTTTTGCTCCATCAAGTAATCAGCCGCCCAGATAGCGCTCAGGGTCTTGCCTGTGCGTAGGCCGTTGGTGCAGAAGCACTTTATGTGCTGGGCAAAAAACTCAGCAGTCCGGCGCTGGTGCTCCATGGGGGTGAACCGGCCCGGGTACTTATACCGCTCCATGGGGTGAGGTGCCAACATGCCCCGGCTGCGCAACGTCATCCAGGTCTGATAGTCATGTTTCAGGATGGTGACTGGCGTACCCTTGATCGTTCGCCGGAGGAATTTAAGCCCCTCCACTGCTGCGTCAGGGAGGTGAGCTTTGGCTATGATGGCAGGTGGGTCCGGTAGCGTTATCCAGCTCATTTTGGCGCCTTGTATTGGAACCGGTGAATCTTGTCTTCGACAGGAAGCCCTTTAGCTACGCGCGCCAGCACTATCCCCATATCGACAAGCCCCCATTGGTTGACCACAATGGCGACCCCGCCAGACGCCCGCGCGTCTTCTAACTCTTCCTCTTGCCGGCCGTTGGTTTTGCGCATCGAAAACTTAGCTTCAATCATTACGCACCGGCCATTGATGCAACACGTAAAGTCTGGAATGCCACTGCGCCCATAGCCAATGGGAACGTGCATGTAGTACCAGCCATGTACGCAGTCGATAACGTCTTTTATGACCGCCTTAACGTCGGATTCGTTTTTCATTTTAATGGGGGCTTTCATCGCTTATTCTCGTTGTATTCGCAGGTTTTTACATCGCAGAATCGGCACTTCCAGCTGGGGCGCGGGGGGTGCTCATCGTCAGCTTCTACCCGCTCCATAAGATCGACAACCTGCTCGTAGGCGCGCTCGTTACGCACCCTGATCGGCGGCGGATTATCTTTCAAAGGACGGCGGATATACTGCCAGATAAACAGCGTTTCTTTGGACCCGTGTTGCGCCCACTCCATGGCCCCGTAAACGTCGGCCTGAAATGTATCGGTATAATTGGAGTTGCCCGATTTCCAGTCAATCATAATTGCACCAGGGCGGTCGCCTGTGTGCGGTATACCGGCATACAAATCAATTTTGCCCCGCAGCCAGACCTTATCCTTTTCAAAGAACCCACAGGGGCGCCCGTCCCGGTCCATCGCAGACTGCTTCTCAGGCTTCGCGCGGAGTGCTTGCATCCGGTCCCACAGCCCAGGGGTGACCGTGTACTCTGCTGGTGGCACGTCTTTTGCAGCAAACGCCATTTCCAGTATCTTGTGGTCCACGTTGCCTTTGATGATCGCCGGGGTTTCGACGAACTTTATCTTCTTGTCGATGTATTTTGCTTTGTGCAGGCGCGGGCATTGCTTCCACTCTGCCAGGGCTGAATAGCTGTGTATCATTCTCATTATTTGCAGTCTCCATAGGCTTGCCCAATTTTAACTTCTCCCTCAAGGGGTAGGCCGTGCGCCCAGGAGGGGTTCTGTGTCAGCCAGTACGCCAGACGTTCAGCACACAGGGTGGTATCCTCCCCCTCTTTGGCTACAAACACGCCTTCGTCGTGGGTCATCCACACCATTTTCCACTTGCCTGTACTGCGACCCTCATCGGCGCAGTGGCGCAGCTGCCAAAACACGATGTCACGCGCCGTCGCTTGGGTGTCGTTCTCAGTTGCCAACCCTTTCCAAAAATTGACCGTCTTTCTCTGGCTACCCCGGCCACTGAATATCTTGGGGCGGGTGTACTCATACTGGCGCATGTCCTTGGTAACCCAAGTGTCAGTCTCGGCGTCCATGAACGTGAATGGTTTAACCTCACTGGTCAGATCGGGGTAGATCAGCTTGCGCCCACTTGGCAGCGTCAATTCACCATCCCGGATGGCGTTCTGGAACACAGCTTTCCACCACTTCGGCACCTGGTCGAACCCCTCCCGATACGCCTTGTGCCCGAGCTTGCAGGTCTCAATAGGCACATGCTTGTCATCCTTCGCCCGTATGCCCTCTTGAAACCCGTATGCGCTCTGCGCGAAGCCCAGCCCCAACATGCCCGCTTTGCCCATAAACCGCTCGTCGGCCGTAACGTCCTCCGGGGCCTTGCCATACATGAAGTGGCCCGCAAAGGTGCGGTAGGGGTCAGTCGTGCCGAACGCTGTCAGTAGTTTTTTATCACCGGCGCGCCACCCGACTGTCCGCGCTTCAACTTGCCGCGAGTCACCTACAATCAGCTTGTGCCCCTCCGGCGCCTTGACCGCGTGCCGCAGGGGGCCTTTGCGGGGTAGGTTCTGCATGTTGCTGCTGTCCTGCCCACCGCTACGTCCGGGCCCTGCTGCATAGTAGAGCAACGGCACAGGCAGGGGAGCGCCTACATTCAAGAACCGCTGCGCGCGGGTGCGGACCAGGTTGCTGGCGCTGCCCAGTCGCATTTCGGCCAAGCGCCGCACTTTGATGTTGGGGTGCTTGGTCAACGACTGCATGAACACGTCCGTTTTTGCGAGCGCCATCTTTGTTCTGCCCGTGGGGGTTGTCTTGTACTCGGGCACAATCCCGTTTTTCTCCAACAGCACTTTAAAATTGGCGTCTTTGCGCAGTATCTTTTTGAACGCTTCTTCACGCGGATCGGACTTTGCTGCCTCTTCAAGCATCGGCACATCAATGTCAAGCACTGGCTCGGTGGCCATGCGCACATGCTGGTCCATGTACATCAACTCATCACGTGGTGGCTTGAAGCCCATTAGCATGCGCAACAGCTTGTCTTCAATGATCACGTCGTCCACACCATAGTCCGCGAGCTGCTGGCCACCCGCTGCAACTGCCGCGGCTGTGTCGCCCTTCTGCATCCCCACAAGTGGCGCCAGCGCCCACAGGGAGGTCGTCATATCAGGGCTTAAGTGACCCTGGCTGATCGCCCAGCGCGCTAACAGCATCGTGTCTATCCATGTGCGCGGGGCGCGTTTACCGAAGTGCTCCCACAGCACAGAGCCATCGAACTGGGCGTTGTGCGCCACTGCTGTCACCAGGCTCCAGTTGAGCGTCCCGAAAAAGTATTCTAACTCACCTACACCCGCCAAGTAGAAGGGAGGTTCATCGTCAATCTTTAAGCCGCACCCCAGGCACTTCCATCGCGGGTCGCGTATGTACTGGTGCGTCGGCATCTTTCCCAAGGAATACTCTGTGTCGTAGTAGCTCTCAAAGTCTATAACCAGTCTCATCCGATCGTGCCTCTTAGTTGTTTGGCCAGCGCCATAACCTGCTCACACTGCGCTCCGTCGAACATGCCAATGTGTGTATCGTCTTTGTGCAGCGCCATCTTGTCACTCAGAAACGCATAGGCACTTTCCCGTTTAGAAAATATCTTTTCACTTTGATCACGCCATAAGGGGTCGAACCACTCATGCGCGCGGTGTCGTAAATGACGCAGCTGGGGGTCAGCCAGTCTTCCCAAAGGTTCAGTGCCATCGAATTTCATCTTCTTGTTTGGCTTGTGACAGCCCACATAAGCGCGGCATGGCTTGCACCGCCAGAAGTTCAGCTTTGCCAGCTCCGGGCGTCGGGGGTAGACCTCCGTACCCTTTACCATTTCCGCCGCCTCGTGACAGTACGGGCACATTTTGCCGTTGATGTCATCGACATAGTATTTTTTGGTCATCCGCTCGTCTCTCCGCTCAAAAATAAATTGCTGCTGATTTGACCCTCCACTGCATGGATACACAAAGGGAGGGAACCAGGCCGGTGCGGGAACCAAGCGCCATCACAGCGACAGCTTGCGAACCGGTCCAGGCGTTGTTGCCATTCCATGAAGCGCCGGTTATCTATCCACCAGTCCTTGGCCCCGCAATGGGTGCACTTAGGACAGCGCTTGTACTGCCATAACTCACGCGGCATAGCTTTGCGCGCGTAACACTGAGCGCAGCGGTAAGGGCGATAGGGGCGCGGCCTGCCATTAAGCTGCTGGTAATACAGACTCGCCCGCTCTTCCCAGTTCACACCCCACACCAGGGTTTACTTGCTGGATTAAGCATAGCCCACCCCACAACTTTTAAATGTCTCCATGCGCTCCATGACCTGGTGCGCGTAGCTGTGTGCGTCTTCACCAGTACCCCGGTACTTTGCCAGCATGTCATGCAACCCGCGCTCTCTGTGCAGCACCAGGTACGCTACACCCAGTTTTATACCGAACACGTCATTCGCCATTATCATCGCCTGCACAACATCCGCATTGTCAGCATTGATCGGCCAGTCCAGCATCCACAGCGCGGTCGTCAGTTGCACCTGCATCACGCCATAGCTGCCATACAGCCCGTCGTTCACGTTAACGCGACACACAGGGGCGCCACCAAAACAGTCGAAAGACTCTTGCCAAATCACAGCCATCGTCTCTGCGCACAAGTCATGCTGGCGACCATAGGCGCAACCCGCGTCCAGTAACCATTGCTGCTCTGCTGTGAACTGGGGGCACTGCGCGCGGGCTAGAGACGCCAGCCCCCACAACATAATTAGCCAGAACAGGGATAAGACCAAAAAACGAATGGCTTTCATTAGTATCACAGGGCTCGCCCACCGCAGTTTGGCGGGTCACAGTCGTTTGTATCCCAAACCAGTCCACAGCTATTACACCTGGAATGTGAGCCGCTTATTATTATCCGGCAACGGCGCGTCGAATCAGTGCCGCTACCAAGTATTGCTTTGCGCTGCTCGTCAGTGAGCGGTATCACTGGTTTAAAATCAAGACTGACAATTAGCTGTAGCGCCTCAATCTGCTGATCACGCCAGCCTAGCTCCGCTGCAATGTCGGACTTTGAGTACAGGCCCTCGTTAGTGAGCGCGCGCACGTGTCGGCTGTAAAAACCACCCATTTTTTGAATGTCGCGCTCTGCATACAGCGCCTCGCCACCAAAACGTAGGCTACTGTTTTTTAATGCTTGCGACGGCTCGATCGCCGGGTAATCGTCCAGGTGTTTACGCTTAAAATCGGAGTCAGCGACAGTGATACCACAGTAGTCACAGCGTGGCCCAAACCCTGGAACGCGGGGCGTTGTAGACACCATGCGCTTTGCTTTTTTACAATAATACGCTCTCATAATTTCTCATCCTTACATGATGGCTCGACCTCTATCGGCCAGGCGCCCGCTTCGATCATAGTGCACGCGTGCTGGTACTCTGCCAGCTCGTCCTGGTAGTCCCAATTAGCTACCAAAAGCAGCACAACAAATATCAGTGCAAACGCTATAAGCGCCTCCAACATGACCAGCAGCCCTAGCACTTTTCGTTGCCATCCCCTCCTATAATTAACACGCATGTTATTTGCCCCATTGGTCGGCCATGGCGTTCGCCCAGCCAGTGTAAAATTTGGCGCGGTCTTTCGCGCGTGTTGCGCTGGGCGGTAACTTGTTCTGCCCACTGTCCGTCTGGTTCGCCCAGCGTTTAACTATTGAGCCAGAATTTTTTGGGTACTCTATCAGTCTTGGCTCCACGTAATTATTAGCGTCAGCAGTAAGGGGAGGTAGATTCTTTAACCATAACCCCGTCTTTTTACTTGCGTCGTGCCCATAATCAAAGGGCTGTATGTACTGTGCCGCTTTGGCGTTGTCGAAACCATAAAGCGTCGCATCAATGCGCGTACTAATACAGCCCACGGGGTTTTCTATCGCTATACGCGGTATGTCCAGGTCCATAATGTAGCGCACAAAATCAAGCGCTTGTTCTGTTTTAGCCGCCCTGCCAGGAACACGCTTGTTCCAGTGCAGCCCGCTACCAGACAAATAGGTGCAGGGCGGGTGCGCTATCAACAAATCAAAGAACAGAGAAGCGCCGTTGCACTGATCGACAAAATCAATCAGGTCGCCTTCGTGGTGAATACACACTGAAGAGTCGACGGGTGATTCCGTCGGCAGTAGGTCGACACTAATTGCATGATGACCAGCGGCTATAAAGGCGTCGCGGACTACGCCACTGTATTCGCATCCTATTAGTACGTTCACTTTTATTTGCCCCATTGGTCGGCCCCTATACGGGGCCCGTGAGTTTATTTGAAACCGCGCAGTAAGCTCGCAACCATATCGCGTGCAGAGTCAGCCTTCTCCTCCGGTGATCGTGCCGCCCTGGACACCTTGCCCACCGACTGGCTAAGGCGTCCCATTGTCGCGCCAGTCGATTTAAATTCACCGCATTCCTCGGTATCGCCTTTTTTGCTCCATCCGATCACCATGTAAAGCGGCACCCGGTTTGATACCGCCCAATCATAAAATTCCTGCAATTTTAGTTCGCCCTCTTCCCGCAGCGCGCTGGGCAATTCCCAATTATAATTATCAGGTACTTCACCCGTAAACACGCGCGCGGCCTCGTTTATCTCGATACGCGTTGCAGCGCTTGCATCATAATGAAACGTTACGTCCCACTGCTTACACTCGCGGAGTGTAAAGCTCAAGGTGTCGCCCTCATCATCAATCAAGGTCGGCGCTGTATCGCCCTCACCTGGTGCGGAAAGAACGTAATGTTTTACTTGGTCCCCGTCGTCCCGCGCAGACAGATAGCGCGGGACATTGTCGCCTCGCACTGTTATCCAGGTCGGCAAACCCAAGTTAATTGCTACCAGCGCGCGAATAAATTCTGCTTTTTTGTCAGTCATTGTGTTGCCCATGATCTATACCTCAGTTGTTGTTTGTAGTTTGTTGGTCAACTTTAAACGGGGTAGTTTGGTAACGTACCTCATCGACGGCGGGCCGCGCTTTCTTTCCTAATATGTCCATTCTAAGCGCTACCAGTTTTTCACTGATAGCGTGTCTTAAGGGTGTGTCTTCTATCTTGTCGTTAAGAATTTCTATTTTCCGTATCAATGCTGATAAATGCTTCGCCCTACTTTTGTTCATAGCGCTGGTCCTCAGTTGTTAGTGGCTCGCTCGCCCGTACGCCCCCACCTGGTGGGGGCGGACAGTTGGTTCAGTCACGTACGGGCATGATTAAAGCAGCGCGACCGTCGTCCCAATCAAGCCTTATTTGCCCCCCAGCGCGATAAAAACGCGACGGCTCACCCATCCCGAGCGCTTGCTGCAAGTATTTATAGTTAACCCAGCAATCGTGCTCACCCGCGTCGTTGTGTAGCACAACTTGGGTGCCCTCTTTGTTTTCTCGCAGCATTTCTTCGCCCTTGACTGGCAGCACCAGGTCGTGGCTAAAGGGCACATTGAACAGGCGCGCAATGTCCGGGAATAAGTCGCCCTGTGGTGAACGTTCGCCTTCACTAACCCGGTCGCCAACTGAGTTATAAAACCCCGGCGCCAGGTCATGCCCGTTGTGCAAACGGTGCCCACGGTGCCCGTCAGTGCCGTATACCCATTGCTCGGTAACGTAGACATAGTAAAGCTGTCGGCGCGGGTCCTTGGTAGCCGCCGCTTGAGCTACCCACGGCCAGGGAGTTTTGGCCACCCTGCCCAGTTTGGGCATGTACTGTTTGTACAGCACAGCAAAGAGGCCAAGGTGCCAGCCCGTATGGTCCGGGTCAATCGCAGCCTGGCAGTGCTCAAGCCGGTCGATTAACTCCGCGACCGACTGCTCTGCGTCTACCCTTCGATTCGACGCGTGCAGCGCCAGGCGTGCAACGGTCTGCCTTAACGTGTGCGATTCTGTGTTGTCCATGTTATGTACCTCAGTTGTTAGTTTATTCCGCGCGCATTTGGTCGGTTACCGCGTTTTTCAATGCGGCTTCGAGTCTGCTTTCATAATACCCACCTTTGACTGGCACGCCTTCATCATCGACTATACCGGGAGTCCTACCTTCGACCACTCCATAGTCGTACCCCTGTACGTCGAACCAATAGATGATGTTTTCGTCCTGCTGGTTGTCATACTTGCCTTTATATGTCGCTGTCAGGGCGCTGGACCAATAGTTGTTAGTTTCGTCCTTTCCTTTATATGTCGCTTTCATATCATGTACCTCAGTTGTTGGTTTATTCCGCGCGCATTTGGTCGGTTACCGCGTTTTTCAGCAGCAGCTCGATTTTGTCTTGAAAATACATTCCTTCTAACGGCTCACCTCTGTCATCGACAATGCCCTGGTTACGGCCCTCAACGACACCATAAAGCCCTTCTTCATCAAAATCGAGTCGCCCTTCTCTGTCAACATGTTCAACTTCGACAGAAAACCAATAGATGGTTTGCTGGTCCGTCCAATTTTGGTCTTTGCCCTCAAACGTTGCTTTCATGTCGTTTCCCCCGCCATCCATTTTTCCCACGCCGCGCGTTCTACTCTCACATAGTCAGTGAAGTCATGCCCATCGAACAATATCATGGCACCGTCATCATCCGTGCACCGTCGCCGCGCCCAGCGAACGACCCGAATGTATTTCACGCTGTTTTGGTCGGTAGTACGCGCCCGGTCATAGCCAGAACGGTACCGGTCCGCCCAGGCAGACTCGACCCGCGCGCCATGATTTAAAGGGTTGCACACTATGCCCGAATGGTAGTCGCGCGCCCCTTGCCATTCGGCCTTGTACTCAGCAATCGCCTGTGTTGTGTTATGTGTTGTCATGGTTTTGCCCCTTATCTGAGTTTTGACTATAGCCAAGGCGCTATGGTTTGTATACCCTTTCGCGCCCTTTTTAGTCATATTTTGTTAATAGTTGGTCGGCTGGTAGTCGGTTTCGTGCACGCTGGTAACGTGGGTATATGCTGCACCACTTGGGTTCCACTGCTCATACTGCCAGAGTGCATACTCTGTCGCTGATTCTTCATCTATTGCATTGACAATAATTATCGCTTTGTCTGCACCGTTGCCCCAGTTCGGGCCTTCCAATTCTACGCGGTACCGGACGCCGTCCGGTATAACTTGCTCTGCTTTATTCATTGTAAATTGCTCCGTTGTGTTGCAGCGTGCCAGGTAGCACGCTTGTTTGTTACGCTGTTACGTATGGGATAAATAAACGACAGTCGTAACCGGTTTGGGGCGCTGTTACTCGCAGCGCCCGGTCTAGCTGTCGATCAGCACGCATACACTGATCAGCACGCATACAGTCCTTCGCATTGCTACACCCCGCCAGGCCAGTGTGCTCGCCGTCCACTATGGCCGCGTATTTTGATGATATTACGTTCATTATTAAGACTCCCGTTCAATGCGCTCGACATTATTTTCGTGAATTATGCGTCCCTTCTCTATACGCTCCCTCGCGTCAGCTACCGACAATCCTATGTGTTCTGCGAATGTCTCGACTGTCAGATAATTATTAAACCAATCCAAAAACAGGTCCCTTAACCGAGTTTCGCGGCCGCTGAGGGGATAATCGCGTAGTGCTATAGCAGCCGCCGCTGCTTTGACTATGCACACTCTGTCAGACAGTGAAACGCCCGCGCCAGGGGC